TTGGAATATAAATACATTGAAAGGAATACCACATTTTCTGTACTGGTACTTCTCCTATACGCATTCTATCATCTATATGTGAGCAAAAACCACAAATAATCTTATTATATTTATGATTAGTCACTTCGGCAAAATTGGAACTGATAATAACGTCATCCTGTAAATGCCACATATTATCATTTACTTGTTTACAGCTGAATAACCACGCTCGTAAATTACCAAGTCCCTTATCATCACAAAATACAGTTATTGCATCCCTGTCTATTCCCTGTGCTACCATACTAGGTATTAAATAATCATTTACATACCACATTCGTTTAGGTACAGCGTGAATCATATATTTCATATCATTTCTCCAAGAATCCACGTTTTGACCAGTCTATTTCAATTCCTTCTGATTCGAAAAATGGAACCATATTTTTACACCATTTTCCTTTACATAAACCAGTCCACACACCATAATTATATCCCCAGTCAATAATGAAATCGCCACTGTTAATATAATAATCAAATCCACATGTGTATTGTACTCGTTCCACGCCCCACGGTGATGTATTGATTGCTAATACACGCTTTAATTTATCTTTATCCCATAAACCGCACATGATACTAACTTCATACGGTCTACCGTGCTGACGTTTCTTAAAACCATCAAATTGACATGGTAAATCTAATTTATCAAATGACTTCTCAAAATTGAAACAAGCAATATTTCCAGTTAAATTTTTACAAGCATATTCTACCCGTTTGGTATCTACAGGCTGTCGAATAAAGCAATCATCAACCATTACTAGGAGTCGTTTGTCATCAATTTTATCTAATGCTTTTCTGATTCCCATTGTCCATAATGACATTTCAAACTTAATCGGAATTGTTTCATAATATGGATTCGTGATTGTTTCTGTCTTATAGATAACAGGCGGATGGTCTGGCCAATACTTTTCCATGCAGTGATGAAACGGCTCGAATGTGTCAGCGTTATTGTCACAACTCAATACTAAAATCTTCATCAGTTACCCTTCTTATTTGCCCATTTTTGAAGCGCATAGCGGACAGCGTCGATGCTGTGATTGTTTTCATCTGGATAGTCACTGATAAAATTTCCGTCCCTATCCTGTTCGTATTCATAGGTACTAAATTCTTTCCATGTTTCTGGGCATCTTACAGGGTCAATATAAATGTGATTTAAGCCCTGTAACCATTTAATACCGTACCGTACAGAATCTGGCCCTTTATCAGCACCACGTACAAACGCTCCATACGCACGGAAGTCTGCGATTGATTTTTCTTCTGCACTATCTGCTATAACTAACTCACCACGATTTACTTTTTTCAGTTCATCGTACAATGTATCAAATACTACTTTGTTTCTTGTTTTTACCGTGCTGTATTCATCGAATATATACAGGTCTAAATGCTTGAGGTCAAAGTGCATACGTACAAATCTAAATGGGTCTCTCGCATACCCCCAGTCTATGCCGTTATAGATATGGTCAAATGTTTTCCACATTGGTACTTTTTCTATAACTCTACCGTATGCGTCTTTGATATCTACTAATTGGTTCATATCCAATTGACATGCGTTTTGGAATACATCACCACCTGTACCAATAGCTTTACCCATATATTCATGCTCATAGGCGTTAGGGTTAATTTCTTTGAGACGCTCAGCCTCCATAATGAAATCTTCGCCTAACCACTCTACCGGTACGTCTAAATAGGTATTACGTACTACAAGGGTTCTGTCATCTGGATATAATTCAAACTCTTCGGTATATTCGTTTGCCCAGTTGTTTTTACTGATTGGCGGGTTGAATGTACGGAAATCCCAGAACATATCTCCACCACGCATTGTAGACTGTGTGACCTTACGTAATTCGTTTTCACCCGCAAACTGGTCTAACTCTTCAAACCATGTAATGCCAATATATCCCTTTTTCGGTTTGATTGATTTTACCTTGTTCGCATCATCCAGCCCCATAAAATAGATACACTGTCCTGTAGGTTTATAAACGATTGGTGATGCGTAGGTTTTCGGAATATGAAACAGATAATCAATGCCGAGTTGATACAAACCCCATGTTACCTGCGGATAAATACTTGTTGAGATTGTGTTACCGACTTTTCTAAAACACACGGCGTTAATGTTCGGGTACGCCATTATCAGTAAAGGAATAAAAATACCGCCGACTGCCGATGATTTTGTACTACCACGACCTCCGGGGAATATATAACGTGTATGACGATGTTCTAGCACGTCCTCTAAAACATCGTCATACATTGGAATAATATTATCCTTTACTGGAATCTTGATGGAATCCATTATGCTCCTTAATGTAGTTGTCTGTAGAAATCTGTAACAACATTCCTAAGAATGCATCAACCGCCGTAATAGTGCCTACAATCTGTTCACCGTACGGTAAACCCCAAATACCGGCAAGGGCAAAATACAGTGTACCCAATGCAGGTAAGAAGATTTGTGCTACCCATTTTAAGGCATCATACATTTTGTTAGACATTTTCATAAATACCTCCTCATTCTTCATTCAGAATATCTTTGAGACTGTCCAATTTTTCCTTATAGTGATTACGTTCTGCGACTGCTTGATTACATGCTTCATTTAATAGCGTGTAATTACTTTCGAGTTCGTGATACATGCTTTCCCAGTCTTTATCCGCATCCGGTACATCTGGTTCTACGGTTGTATCAATCTTTTTCGCAAGTACTAAACAGTCAGAAACTTTACGTCCTGTATTACGTACAATCTGCCGTGTTCCAGACGTACAACAGAACATCTGTGTACTGCCGCCGCTGTCCATGAGTGCTAACAGGTCAATTCCTTCAAGTTCAAGTGCCCACATTTCAACCTCTCGTGGGTAACATTTACTGAATATAGAAATTGCCCAGTCACCATTAGTGAATCTCATGATTGCCGTTTGTTCATTCATGATATCGTCTTTATCATTACATGCTTTGGAATAGCGGATATCATGCCCACCGTTTACAATACGTGTACAGTATGGAGAACAAACAAAATCAATCTCAGTCTGCTTATACCAATAATCATCGGCTGTACAAATTCCTATCTGACCGTCTTTCTGATACAGTGCTAACCACTGTTCCTGTTTTGGTTCTTGACTATATCCAAGAACTGTACCATCACCCTCGCAACCAAGGTGGCATCCATTACTCATCTGAAAATAGTTACCATTAACGCCACCCAGAATGGTTAACTTATCGGAATCGAATGTTTCAATTCCCTGTACTTTATTCCAACCATCGGCGGTTATCATATGCAGGTCATAACCCTTTGTAATATCGCCTCTGATTGTGTCAGCTACCACATTTCCATGCGAGGTACTGATAATGTTGTAAGACTTACCGTACGGTAATTTCATCATAGAACCAAATCCCTTCCATCTTAACGCACCTAATGCATCATTGAAATTTGTACTTTTCAAACAGAATCCACGGTTTCCACCTTGATTCTCTCCAAACTCTTTACCTTGATACCACATGGCAATATGAGAACTTGGATGACTTACTGAATTTCTAGCCCAAATAACCCAGTCCCCATTGCGGTACTGCTTATTTACCACGTATTCAAAGTATTGAGAAAATCCAAGTTTATCACGAGAATACCAATAACCATCTGCCCAATTGTTCGGGGTTGCTTTTACCGGAATGCCGGCCCACTTACAGAATACCTTAAAGCCGTCAACACACTGCGCACCGTATGCACCGTCATAGTCAACAACTTTACCGTTATATTCGTTATAAAACGCTTGCGGTGTTTTAGCCATATCACTTGCTCCTAATTTGAATCCTAATAGGAATATCTACTGTAGGCACTGTTCCCATACATTTAAGAAGCATCGTACCCGCTGATTGTCCATTGTCTACAATATTGGCTTTTTGCAATGCCTTTAACTGTGTGGCGTTGATATTAAGAGCAGGAGATACAATTTGGGTAGATGTTGCTGTAATAGCGTTATTACGAATGGTATACACACCGGAAGACCATGATGCTGTAGCTAATGTAACATTAATGTTTACAACATTGGTAGCATCTGAAATCGCTGTATCCTCATCCGTAAATGCCTGTTGAATACGACCTTCTAAGTCATTCATATTTTCAGCATTAAAGGCATCACCCTCCTGCTGAATTGTTCCCTCTGACCTGCTAACCGTTACAATGGTTGTCGTACCGCCCTCATCTAACAACGCACGTCTGGAAGGGAACTCTGAAATTCTGTTTACCCACGTTTTAATAGAAAACGCCATAACTTAAATCTCCGGACACGGTTCACCGAATAATTCAAAATAAGCCTGTCGTGTAGCGGAACGGTATCTTACCGGTACGTCTTTAATACCAATAACGCCATCATGAATACGTCTTGCATAGATTTTTCCAAATACGTTCATTATTCATTACCTCCAATCATTTCAAGGATTTCAATAATCGCATCTTGCATTTCATGAAGCTGTGCAATAACGGCCTCATCGAAAGATTGATTACGTGTTGTAACAGTTAAAGTCTTATTAACCGTATTGACTTCATATCCTAAAACTGTAACTAATACATACACGGTGTCGTCTAATTCTACTCGTTCGAAATTTTCCTTCGTCAATAATGCAGTAAGTGTGTCAAGGTCACTGTACTTAGAAAATGGTACAGTTAAATTTGAAATTGTAGAGTCATCGGTTACTTCAATAATGCTTTCATCTGCTAATTTTAATTGTTTCATTTTATCCTCCTATATTTATTCTTCAAATGGGCCAGATATACAACAATATCCACAGCACCCACGCTGATTACTATTTTCAAACCACGCATACGCATCATATCCAACAACATCTCCTGCTACGCATGTTATAGAATTTGGTTTTCCAACATTATCATCATTTTTAATGAATCTATAATCTGATATTACGCAGTTGTGTCCATAACTATCATAGGTAATTTTGTAAATCCCATTTGTAGGAATTGTCCATCTTCCTCCGTTGTACCATTGACCAGCTACATTATCTAATTTAACTGCAAACATGTGAATATTGCCGACACCAAGGCCAGCATCCCCACCAACTTCAACAATAGTAGGCATAAAGTGTCTCCTTTCTACTACTTTATTTTACTATGTTTGTGCAATATTTCACATATTTATACTAAAAATAGTTACGATATTCCGTAACTATTCCTTTACCTGTGCTGGCTCTGGTTCTGTCTGTTCGTGATGAATGGACTCTCTGTAATCCTCGACCACGTTCAGCTGTTCATCTAAGATTTCGATTTTGGCTTTCAGAACGTCCGGTGCGTTCCACAAAGTCTGACATACCGCATGGAAACGGACTTTCGCCTGTGTTAGGCCTTTGTGTTCTGAATCAATAGTGAATGAGCCATTAATGCATTTAATAATTGAGTATTTCATGATATTTTATTTCTCCTTTTATGCGTTAATCTGTGCAAGTATTGCCATAAGTTCTTCTGCTACTGTCGTGATTTTGACATTTCTTCCAATCTGCACGATTTCGCCGACTGCAATAGCTTGTGTGACCTTGCAGAATTGCGTTTGGAAACTGATGTAATCACCTACTACATGATTAGCGGTAGCGATACCCTGTTCTATGGGTGCGAATGCTTTGAATGTGTTGTCTAGTACACGTTGAACGTTGGAAGCATCAGAACCAAGGTATTTGAGCGTTACTTTGTCTCCGTCTGTTGTCAGTATGTTGTAGCTTTCAAGCAATGCTAACTGCTGTGGTGTTAGTTGGATGGTTTGAGGTGTGGCGAGTTCGTAAACCAATTGCGCAGGGTTGTCAGCAAACCATGCGATGACACCTGCAGTCGTGTCCGGCACAGACCTATCCAGAAAAAACTCAATACCATCTGTGGAATTTCTACCGCTCATTAACCCAATAGCATCGTTCACTAAAGCCGAGATGTAAAATTTATCTGAAACCATATTTGCTCTTCCGTATGCTTTGCCGGAAATAGAAACATATGCTCTTGTAGTCTTGTCTGAATGACCGTTAATGCTGTACGTTGAACCATCACTGCCGTTAAGAAGGATATACCCTTTTGTAATAGTTAACACACCAGTGCTTACGTTCAGTGTTCCACCGTAGACGGTTTGACCTAGCTGAACTGTGACGGATTGGCCTTGATAGGGTTCGTAGTCGGTAAATGTGGCAGGATAATTAATTCCAACATTGTTTAGATACTCCGCGCCATACGTTGAACCTAAATTTATTTGAATATAGTAACATTTTTCTGGTGTTGTAAAAACACAATTTGACGGTGCATTCAAAATACCAGAAAGAAACATTTGATTTGAATCATAAAACACAATGTCACCTAAATTATGAGCCTTTTGAAATATATAGGCTGTATTTGGTGTGACATATATGAAATTTTTTGAGCAAAGTTGTCCAGCGGCATATATATATACTCCGCTTGCCGCATCATAATAGCCTTCTTTTGTTTCTTCATCCCACTGATTGTGCCCCGTCCTAGTCACATCAACCTGCGTTCTTCCGGTGATAGGGCAGATGTTGGAGTAGGGTTCAAATGTTGCATCGGTTTCGGATGCGAGACGAAGCATTGGTTTGAAAAGCACGTTATTTATGGTTATGCCACTAGTAACAGCTAATTGCACCTTTCCTGTTCCTATTGGTACAACAACTCCGTCAAGACTATTTTCATAAATCGTTTCATTAACGGATATTTCCATTACAATTCCGTCGCTGGACCAAGTATACACGTTACCGACGTTAAACTTTGATTCTGCTGTAATCTCAAAGTTGGTGGCAACATAAAAGTACAAAATACGATCTGTTGATGTACCATTCACTATTATGCCTGTAACATCCCCTACGTCATCGGTTTGAATAGTGAAAGTAACACCATTTATCGTATAACTATTACCTGACCATGTGACGAGTGTATTAGCTGACTTGATACTATCAACTGTCATCGGAAGCAAATTCTTACCCGCACCTCCAACCCACGGATGGTCATATCCGTGAAGGTCTTGAATAGGGGAAATATCAACGGTAATATCATCCGCATCTTCCGCAATTCCATCGTAAATGACACAGGGATTGCCTTCTGCAAATTTGTAGCCGATGCCTTCAGCAGGAATGTTACGGGCGTTTAACTGACTTTGGTCAACCGAGATTGTATTGTTCTCGTCAATGTCAATAGCTGTACCTGCGGTGAGTTTGTCTTGTTTATCAGTTATTTTTTGACTTAAACGTGTGTCAACTTCTTCTATACCATCTTCTATATGGTTCATGTGTTCAGCGTCTACGTGTGTTGTACCGTTTACCCACGTTTGTTTTTCATATGACATTTAATTATCTCCTTTCTTATAATAGTGCGGTTCCTACCGTTTCACCACTGTATATTTCACCGCCTGCATAGTTATAAATCTGATTACGTATCATAGAGTACGCATCCCGTAGAATCTTTTCTATGTCATTCCATTTAGTGAAATAATTTAACGGTTCAACAGGCGGAGTTGGTGTTTGAGCTGTTACATAATTCCTACTTCGCACATATGTTACATAATCAACTAATTCCTCATACCACGGCTGATTAGGTATTTCTGGAATATCTATCAAGTCAGCGGGTACATCATCACCAGAAACTGTAAACGTACCAACAATAGATTCAGCACTAGTGGAAGATGCTACTGTACCATTTCCTACTATAAAGTATCTCAATACTACATCACCAAGTTCACCCAACACGATAACGAGATTATTTGTAATCCGCAATAAATCAGACCTGTTTAACGCACCCTTCATATCAGACCTAAATTCTGCCTTTTGAGCATCAGTCATATTTGCATAACCTAACTGTATTAACTCCACTAAACGGGTAACGTCTGCCTGTGACCTATCTGTTATTGGCGTTATCCATTCTGTAAATGCTCTACTCATGCTTCTTCTCCAAAATAACTACTGCTATTTGTTTTATACATGTGTTCGTATTTATCGAAAAACTCATCTGCTAGGCCATCACCGCCGTTTGCTTTATATGGTTCCATAATTGACCTAATATCCCGCATTGTCTGGTGTCTAAAATCTCTGTTTGTAATAGCTTTATCGCATAGGTAGTATATTCTATCCCTTGCCACTGCCATTGTTACCTCATTAGTTTTATCGTGCTTTTCTAACAGTGTTTTAATGTCCTCTGACGTTGTTTTAACCGTCTCAAGTATCTTTTCTGATTTGTCCTGTGTTTGGTATTTACGTTCAAGTTTTTTAGTCTTATAAGCCCAAAATCCACTTGAGCCGATTATCCCTACGACAAGCGTTAATAATATTTGGGCTATCTCTTTCCATTCCATAGCGCACCACCCCCATAATCAATCTCTGCTCCAATCAAGCTGAATCTTTACTACTGCATCGGACTTACCTTCTGCTCTTGCTTCTACATCTACTGTACGTTTTGCCATCTCCTGTGCGGCACGTGTACGCTCACTTAATGGTGCATCTAAACCGAACTGGTCTTTAATTTCCCCACGCATAACTTTTGTAAAGTATTCCATGACTTCTTGGGCTGATGCTACGCTCTCCGTTTTGACTTGGTTCATTGTATCACGTATTTTTTTATTCACGTTGGGTAATCTTAATAACTTGGAACCTGTTATAGTCGCTGTTTTCTCGCTATACCCCGCCTTTATTGCCGCATGTGTTCCGTTTCCTGTTTCTACGTAATAATAACAAAATAACTCCTGTTTTGCGTTTAATGGTGTATCTGCTGTTACTAATGTTCTTTGTTTTGTTTGTTTTACTGCTTTCTTTATTACTTTATCTGCTTTCTTACTGGCTTTAGTTTTCTTTTTACTTGTATCTAATCTATTTTGTGCCATAATTCCTCCCTTCTTACTATATATACAAATTCCCCAAACACTGCTTTTTAGTATCTGGGGAATGTATGATTTTATTGGTGGGGTGACATGTGTTGATTTAAGGTTTTCTGAGTTATGGATTTTTTTGTTTACCAACATTGTCGGAGGGATGTTTAGTAAGTCTGTCACCCCATAAGTTTTTATTCCGCTCCGGCTAGTTTTTTATCTAAATATCTCTGTTTTGCCTTTTGCCATTCTTCGTTATCTGTAGGCACTTCCCAACCATTTAATTCATACCAATAATCCCTTAACCATAATACTATTTGTATTTGACTGTATGAACTAAATAATTCTACTGAACGATATCTTCCCCGCTCCTCATCGTATACTGCCTTACTTACTTTATAAACCGTAACA